ATCTAGTCTTAATTTAAACGGAGTTAGTAAAGCACCTAGAGTACCACCAGTAAAAGAACTAAAGGCTCTATATGTACCTCGTTCCTGATCCATTTGTACAATACGAGTTGTTAGAGCTGCATATTTACCAGCAGGGACTACCCATTTAGTATACACTTTAGATCCAGCTGCAATAGCCTCTTCAGTCCAATCTAACTCATACTCTATACCATAAGAAGTAAAACGTTGAGCGATAGGTAATGACGTTACCAAATCATCAATTACCTTACCTCTGTTATCTCTTAATGAACTCATATCTTGTCATCCTTATTTAAATCGGCCTGTTACATGGAACTACTACTGTATAACATATCTTCAAACACGATTAGATCCTCTACTGCATCCATTGTAGGGTCTATTTGGTCATCATGTTTGTGAGTCATAAGAGGAGTAAACTTGCGGAACTCCTCTTTATAATCGTGTAAGTATTCAGCGTTACGAGGTAAATGAATATATCCAGCTGCAAAGTATTTAACCACACCCATAGCCCTTAATACTTTATCAGTATTACGTTGGATAGGTTCTACGGGAATCATGTAGTCCTTTTTAATAGATTGAATAAGTGAACTACCAGAACTCTTATCTTCAATCTTGACTACTTGTGCTCCCATTGGTTTAAATTGAGTTGGTTTATGTTTATTCCAAAACTCCACTAACTTAGACTCTAAATCTGGAGCTTCCCATTTACCTCTAAATTGATCAACCAGGAATATACCCTGAGTACGGGATCTAGCCCATAATTGGAATACACTAAAGTCATTACGCTCTTTGGTCTTCTGTGCTGTATCCCCGTATATACGGTACAGGTCTATATCAGCAGGTAGGACGTCATAATATTTCCAATATTTATCCTTAAACATACCTCCGCCAAGTGGACTAGGATTCTGTTGATACTGGGATGAAAAAGTATACTTATCACCCTCTTCGATTACCCGTAGTTTTGGAAGGTCTTGTTTAAAAGCCCAAAGCGGACTTCCTAGCGGTATTTCCGCTGGACAAATATTTGCTATTTCTTGCATACTAAAAATCATACTGTGTACCGTCTGCTAAGCATTTTAGTATATCGTTAATATGGATTTGTTTACCGTTAGTATAGTCAGCTGGATAAGGCTTATTGATCTCTTCTTCACTGAGTAAAGTGGGGATAGTTAGATGATGCCAAATATCACCCGAACCACCTTTGAGTAGATACCCACTTAGGTCATCTTCATGAATACGCTGCATAATAACCACCATAGGGACTTCCTCTACAGCTAAACGACTACGCATAGTATTGTTAAAGCGGTTGTTAATAGCGTTACGCTTAACAGCTGAGTAAGCATCATCAGGTTTAACAGGATCATCAATTACAAATGCACCAGTAAACCCAGACTCCATTCTACCTGCACGGAAACCAGTAATCTGACCTCCAGCAGGAGCAGCCATCATACCACCACCTTTCTCGGTAAACCAGCGTTTCTTACCTTTGGAGTCAACTCTAATATCCATAGGCCAGAGTTCTTGAAACTGCTCACCGCCTACCATCTCTTTAATTTTAGAGGAGTTCTCTTGGGCTAAGTCGCCTGAGTATGAGGCATGGATGTATTTAGAACGAGGGTTAATAGCTAACCCTCTAGCAATAAAATTGAGTACGACCTGCTCAGTCTTTGAATAGCCTGGAGCGATATTAACCACTAGTCTTTGGATTTTGCCGTCATACACTGCTTGCAGGACGTACTCAATAACGTAATGATGCCAATTACGTAGCATCTTTGTTCCTTCACGATGCTTAAAGAAATAACGCATAAATTGAATACCGTCATTCTCTAGCATATACTTGAGCATACGTAGTTCGTTGTATGACCAAGGTTGTAAATCTTGTTCTTCTTGGGAGTTAGAAATCGTCATTGAATTTCTCCCTAAATAGCTCTATTTCCTCAGCTGTTAAAGGTTGGTTAGCTGGATCTGCTGTACCACCTTGACCTCCATTTATTTCTACTTGTTTACGCTTAGCATGAAGATATTCAGCAAGGGTCTTACTAGCCGCTAGGGAGTCAGATAGAGGTACAGTATGATATTTATAACGAGAGGTAACGTGATCTACTATTTCAGACCAATCTGACTTAGACAACTCACCATTGGTAAAGCTGTCTATCTCGCAGATTAGTTCATATATTGAGGAAAGTCTACGGGGATCCTGACCATTCATTACTGATTCTAAAAAGATCAGGGGATCCTTGGCCTCACCTTTGTTGATGAGATCCCTTAGATCTTCTATTGATAATGGTTTAGGCTGCATATTGATTTAATATTCTCCGGCTTTTATACCTCAATATTAAATCAATTATGAGAAATTGTAAATTTAGAAAGGAAGTTAAGTAGGGAACCTCATGTCATAATAGTCACCTTCATCCTCTTCAGGCTCTATAATTGTCAATTGTAACCGCTCACCAGGATGATAATGTTTGGCTTCCATATAACACTCGGCTTCGTTAATGGATTCTTGACCTGTCGCTACGTCACAATGAGTTCCTGCATTACAGTTACAAAACTCACAACAAGACTTGAGGTTGTAAAAGTGAAACTCAGCGAACTCCGAACCAGTACACTTACCACCAATACGATGAGGGAACTTATAGGCCGAACAAGTACAAATCGGCCTATTGTCTTTGCGTTTCTTACTCATAAGAACATACTACTAATTTGACCACTGAGGTCTTTGAGTAAATCCCTATCGTTAAAATTAGCACTATAACTAGGACCAACTCTAACTTCCCTGTTTACGTGAATACGAGAATGGACAGTTAAATACTTACTATCCTTATCCTCAGTGATAGTTACGTGAATCCAATCAGGTAACTCTTTAGGTTCCATGCGATACCCACGTTCAGCTGGATATTCTACTCTACATAGTAGATGATTATATTTTCTGACTTGCATACTGTTCTCCTGTTTTAACTATATTTCATTATTGCTCGTCCTTGAGCATAAAGCAAATTATAAATCATCGGGATGTCGTATTTCTAACATCTTACCAAATCTAGGTATACCGTCCTTACTCAACTCCTGGTAACTAAACTTAACTAACTCACCAATAAGATCTTCACGATTATTCCATAATTCTTGTTTAACCGAGTCTGTGAATCCTGGTCCAAAACCTACACGGAACTCTTTATCATTCCACTTAACAACTAGACTACCAGCAGTCCCAGCTGGAACAAGATTCTCTTTACAAGAGCTACGTTTAGAGTACCCTAGTTCATCGTAGTCTTGTTCGTTAAGGTTATGTTGAGCCTCAATGATTTCTAACAACTCAGCTTCGTCGTCAAAGAACTTCTTAATCTTAAGTAGAGTTCCTTGCTTAACAGTACTACGACCAAACTTATATTTAGAGTTAGGTTGACGAATCATTACTCCCTCGTAACCTAACTCTAAACAACCATCCAGATATAGAGTTAGCTGAGCTTCATCTTTAATGATCACTGGATGTAAGATCTTAACATGAGGGTTAGTACAATACCATTCAGTATCTTCCAATCTAAGAGGATACCCGTAGTCCAAAGACCAGTTGTCAAACACATGAAAGGTAAAGTCAGGCTCACCGTCCTGGCTCATAATACCCGACATAACAGAGTTAAAGTCACCGTTAACCATAAGCTCACCGTCTAGACCGTGTAGCCCTTTTAACTGCTCCTGGACGTACTGGTTAGGGATTGGCTTCATGCTACGTGACATAGCTACACCATCTACCATTAAACAACGAATCCCGTCTAGCTTGGGAGTAGCTAGTACGGGATATTGGATTTTATCGAACTCAGCTTTGGTAGCCAATAACGGCTTAATTACTTTACTCATTTATTAGACTCCTTATTACAGTTACATATTGATTTATGATTATAACAGCCACCACAATAAGGAGGTCCATAGGAACAAGTTGGATCCTTATCTCCTGGTTGCATTATTTCCTCTTCACCCCATGAGTGAGTTAGGTCAGGTACAAAAGTCATTGATGTTTGCCATGCATAACCATCAGTAGGTCTCATGTCTTCATGTAAAGAAACATATACATCCTGATGAACTTTGACTAACCATCCACCAGGAACTTTAGCTCTTTGGTGGAAGTCGTCTATGTCTTCCCAATCTAAATTTACTTTAATCACTTCTTTTCTCCTAATAGTCTAGTCCACATCATTGTTATATATTGTGCCTGAAATTTAGCATCATCTAAAGCATTATGAGCTCCTTGACGATTCACCGTTTTATTGAACCCACCTCTTGTGGACTCATACATATCCAGTACCGTACGACAATCTCTAATATTCCAAAACTTCCAAGGGATTTCAATATCGTACTGACGGTAAGCATCCTCAAGCATAGAGATATCAAACGTAGCTCCGTTACCCCATATCTTAGCATCTTTGGGCAACCACTCAGCAAGCTCTTTAAGGACGTCGTCTAAAGCATCCAAACCAAAGTGAGCTGCTTTGGCTTCGGCTGTTTGACCTTCCCACCACTCAGTAGTTTCTGAACAGATGTGTCGTTCCTGGTCTTCCCAATCTAACTCACGGTAGAATGTCTCCTTAGACACTTTACCGTAACGAGGGTCAAACACAATAGCACCGATAGAGACAATAGCTGATTGCGGAGTAGTTCCCATTGTTTCTAAGTCTATCATTACGTGACGTAGTTGTTTAGTCATGGTCGTACTCCTCAATCATACTCAAGTCAGAATCCAATAACTCACACCGGACTCCTTGTACTCCCGATTTTTCAAATTGATGCCAATACCCGTTATCACTCCAGTTGCAACCGATATACTTTAGAATCTCATCTTGATATTTGAATTTATAAAGACGACCTCTCTTCATCTGTTCTCTATTCATTTCAGAACTCCTATTTAACATTCGAGTCTACTAACTCGCATTCATGTTCAGTGTAATGTTTGAGAGTTATAGACCCGTTCTTAACGAGAATCAACTCAACTTTAGTTCGGTCAAGCATACCTAAGAACTTCATAGTCTTAACCTTACCCTCTATTTTAGCACCGATGTACTCTGCTGTAAAGTGTATATCGGGAATTTCTAGATAAGCTTCTCCATCTTGAGGTTCGAATATCACCACATCCTGGTTGTTACACTCCAATAGAAGAGTCCCAGCTTGAGCTGATGTAGATAGGATGAGTAGTAATGTCGCTAATGTTTTGTTCATAGTGATTTCACCTTGTCGATATTAAACTCAAGGTCCTCAGCATTATGACAAACAACCTTACCTTTAGAGTCTAGAGTTACGGCTTGTGTCCATTCATCTTCTGAAGTTCCAGTTAAGAACTCTATAAATATGTACTCTTCCTCGGTACGAGAGTTCATTACTTTTAAACCAAATAGTGGATGTTTCATATTTTGTTCCTCTGTTAAATAGTGAGAGTTCTGATTTCTGAGTTATACCAGTTGCTCTCGGATTGTAGGGTTAGAAAGGTTGGGTTTTTATATCAACATTGCTTTATAAA